TGAAATTGATATATGGGAAGCATAAAGGAGTGAGAGTATGAAATCATGGTATACTGATGATGAATTAAAGAATTTTGAATTGTTAAAAAAGTCACATCAAGGATTCAAAATAATTTGTGATAAATGTAATAGTGAAAATACTTATATTGATTCTAATGTAGGTTTTTCAGAATTGTCGGGTTCATGGGGTGCAGTTTCAATAAAATGTGTTGAATGTGATAATGAAATTGATATATGGGAAGCATAAAGGAGTGAGAGTATGAAATCATGGTATACTGATGATGAATTAAAGAATTTTGAATTGTTAAAAAAGTCACATCAAGGATTCAAAATAATTTGTGATAAATGTAATAGTGAAAATACTTATATTGATTCTAATGTAGGTTTTTCAGAATTGTCGGGTTCATGGGGTGAAGTTTCAATAAAATGTGTTGAATGTGATAATGAAATTGATATATATATGTGGGAAGCATAAAGGAGTGAGAGTATGGGTTGTGATTGTCAATTTTGTAGAGATTATACTATGTTAGAAGAAATACAGAAAAAATATAAGTTTACAAAAGTTCATAAAATGTTTATAAATAGAATGTTCAGTCAGGCAATGCATGAAAGTGAAAGTGCTGGATATTATAAGGCTATTCTAGACGGTTGGTGGCCTTCAAGTGTAGATATATTAATAAGGGCATTAAAGAGAGCTAAAGAGCATAAGGAGTGAGAGTATGGCAGTAATGAGAGACACACCTAAATGCCCTAAATTGGGAAGTTTGAATTGACTACAGCTATATATAATTGAGGTGAAGTATGAATAATATGAATAAAGAAAAACAAACTACCGTAATGATTAAGAGAAAATATATTATTATAATAATAATTACTGTTATAACATATTATATATCTCTTACAATAAAAAATAATATGCCTTTTTTACTTACATGTGGATTATGGATTATATGGTATTTAGATAATATTTTATGTGAACTAAAAAAAAGGAAGTGAGGTGAAGTATGGAAGGATTAATTACAGGGTGTATTCTTTTGCTTAGTGTTCAACTTGCATTTATATCATTTTTATTATTATTTATAGCATTTAAGATTAATAATATATCTAAAAAATAAAATCTAATATGTGAGGTGAAGTATGAAAATATTATTATTTTGGTTATTTATAATGCTATTAATATTATTCATTATCGATAGAATTTTTCATCATATTATAAATATATTAAATGAATTTAGAAAATAACACAGTGAGGTGAAGTATGAAAAAAATTATTATTATGATTTCTTTACTAACTAGCTTGTATTGTAATTTTTCCGCAAGCATAGGTACTATTTTTATTAAAAATGATATCGGGCAAATAGGCATGTTTGAAAAAATTATTAAACCATTCAATATCAGATTCATCTCATATTCAGGATGTATGCATATTGAAAATTATGAATTACTATACTATAGGAGTTTAGGTTTTAGCTTTGGTGTTATGTATTCACTATCAAAAAATATATGTTTATTTAATAATTATCTAAACGGATATAAAAATATACATGCCGGGATATCAATATATTATGATTATATATTTTTTAAAATGTTATTATCTAATCATAGATTTAATGATATTGATTATGGTATTCAGCTAAATATTGAGGTATTTGGAATTGAGCCTTTTATCAGAGTTAACCTTGATAAAGATATAAAAACTGGTATTTCATTAAAGTTTAAATTCCCTGTTTTATAAGTGAGGGTATAATGCTTGCAATCTTTATAAAAATATAGTATACTATTGGCAGGAGAAAACGAAAGTCACTATGAAAAATCAAATTATATTTTTTAATGAAGGCATGAGCCAAACAGATAATAGGTTTCGTAGTGGCTACCTGTTATCCTCCTGGTTTGTGCTTTCTTTAAAAGAGGTAATTAATGAATATTAATTGGTTAAAATTAGATGTAAATATTTTAGATAATAGTAAAATAAAATTATTAAGAAAATATCCAGATGGGGATAGTTTATTTGTATTATGGGTTGGGCTGTTATGTTTAGCAATGAGAAGCGATATACCAGGGCACATACTTATTTGTACAGGTGCTCCTTATACTCCAGACGATTTATCAAATATACTTGAAATACCTATTAAAACTGTTAAGATGGGACTTGAATTATTTGCAAGATTTGGCATGATAGAACTTGGAAAATATAATGAAATTGAAATTTTAGGGTTTAGAGAACGTCAAAGTATTGATAAAATAGAGCATGAACGTGAACAAGCTAGAATAAGAATGCAGCGATTTAGGGATAAAAACAAACAATTAGGGCATGATGTTACGCGTAACAAACGCGTTAGTAACGAAACAGATAAGATAAGATTAGATAAGATTAGAGTAGATAAGATAAAAGGAGATAAGAGTAAACAACCGGATAAAATAAAATATCGTGATAATGTATCACTTACTGAAAAAGAATACTCTTTTTTCATAAACAACTATTCCAAACCTATAGTTGAAACTATGCTCGATAAAATGAGTGACTACCAAAAGTATAAAAAGAAATATAAGGACCATGCGGCGGCGTTGCGGAATTGGTTCAGGCGTGCGGAAGAAAAAGGGGAAATTAAAAAAATAGAACCGGAGCAAAAAATAGTCAAGGTATATGAGAGAACATAATGGAAAAAGTAGCATTACACGCATTAATAGTATCTAATAAATTTGAGTTACTGGCACGTGTTAGTCCTAAATGGTTTCTTGATGATATAAATTCTGAGTTATATAAAAATAGCCTTATGTGTCTTAAAGAAAAAGACGCTCTGACGGATACGCTATTAAAAACCCATTTACATGAAAACATAAAAAATGAATATACTAAACAAAAATTATTATCTCGGTTAAATGAAATTGTTAATATGTTTTGTGAATATCCGGCTAATTTTGTAAGGGTGTTTCAAAATTATTATGTTGAAACAATGCTCGAAAAATACTATAATCATCATATAGGCAAGGATAGCACATTTGAAAGCAAGTACGCTTTATTTCAAGAGATACATAAACAGATAAATGATAATAGTTTTGTTACTGATAGTATAAATTTACGTGATAATATTCAGGAGTATTTGAAATTATTAGAAACAGGTGAAGCGGATTTATTTACTAAGAATAGTATACCATTAGAGAATGAAGCGTTGATACCTTTATTTGGTAAAAAATTACGTCCGTGGCCTGTAGTTATAGGGGCTGCTCCTACCAGACATAAAACTAGTTTGCTTATTGATTTGATAATGGATATAGATAAACAAAAATTACCGGGGTTGATATTTAGTTTTGAAGATACTATTGACACTTTTCGGGCTAAATATTTGGCAATGAAATATGACATACATACCGAAAGGGTTATTAATAATAATTTTATTTGTGCAGAATATCCAAAAATAATTAGGGAAGTTGGGTATAAAAATAGAATATGGGTTGTTGAAAAACCATGTACATTGATTAAGTTTAGAGAGTTAGTTGACAAGCATGTAAACATGCACAATATACGGTGGATAGCGATAGACTATTTTCAGGAATTTATTGTAGAGAAAGGAAAAACAAAAGCGGATTCGTTAGAAGATTTTGCAAGAGAGTTTGTTAATATTCGTAAAGATCACAATATCCCTGTTATTTGTCTAAGTCAGGTAACTGAGGAGAATGGATCAGAACCTAATTTGAATAGCTGCAAATGGTGTAAGGCACTGGGTGAGAAAGCAAGGCAGGCTATATTTATGTGGGGTGAAGAAAAAAGCAATTTAAGATATTGTAAGCATGGCAAAAATACTTTTGCAGGTAGTAAAAAATTTAATATTAAATTTAGTTTAAAGAATCAAAGAATTGAAGAGTTGAGTGAATATGAAGAAAAAAATAATTAATAATTATATTAAGTTGTTAAAGGCTATGAAGTTTCCGGAAAATAAACTACAGGAAATATTAATTAAATATCAGGGGAATGATAACGAACTTGAAAGTGTACTGGCTGACACTGAGTATAAATGGACTAGTATTTATTTGAATGATGACGATGAAGAACTACACCATATTAACTACGTATTCGATGATAAAGAACACAGGGACCGGGTGAATGAATGCATGGATGGTATAGAGAAAATAATTGAAAGGGAGGGGATATGATAGACACTACTTTAAACAGATTACTTACGTTAGTTGAAAGCATACAGAAAAGTTATAAGCGGTTACAAAAACAGTATAACAAGTTACAAAAAGATTACTGGGAAACACTTAAACAGCTTGACACGGCACAGGAGATGATGAAATGAGTTTTATTTGTAAAAATTGCGGACGTATGACTGATAGACTTGCACATGATTTTCATCCTTATGTTTCATGTTGTCCTGAGAGAGAACCATATGATACTGACAGGAAAATAGGCAAGGTTATAATTGATAATTGGCAAATGTTCAGAGAGAATAGAAAACTTAAAAAGGAAATAAAAGAGTTAAAAAAGGAAATAGAGAATGCGAATAACTAAAAGCATAGAAGATCAAACACGTACTGCTTTTAATGAGTGCGAATGTTCTGAAATATTACTTGCTGATTATATGTCTATGGCTAGTAGCAAACAATCTGAGTTTTTACAAAAATTTAGAAATTTAATAGGTTTATATAAAACACGTGTCAAGAAGTTAGAAGATCATGTTATAGAGCTTGAAAATAAAGTAAAGGAGCTGGAAAAGAAGTGATTAAGATACTTAATCTTTATGCAGGCATAGGCGGGAATAGACGTTTGTGGTCCGACAAGGAAATAGAAGTCACAGCGGTTGAGCAGAATGAAAACATAGCTAAAATATATCAGGACTTTTTTCCTAACGACAAAATGATAGTGGGTGATGCTCATCAATATTTATTAGATTATTATAAAGAATATGATTTTATCTGGTCAAGTCCTCCGTGTCCTACACATTCAAATATAAGACGATGTGGAGTTTATAAGGGTCAAAATAAAGCAGTATATCCAGACATGAGATTATATGAAGAAATAATATTTTTAAGTAATTTTGGAAGGGCATTATTTTGTATTGAAAATGTTTTTTCTTATTATGAACCATTAATAAAACCGCAAGAAATAGGAAGGCATTATTTTTGGAGTAATTTTTTTATTACTAAATTTAAATTTAAAAGTAATATTATTATTTCGGAAACAATGGAAAGTTTACAAAAAAATACAGGGTTTGATATTAGTAAATATAAAAATATAGGTCGACGTGATAAAATATTACGTAATTGTGTTGATTCTAAACTTGGACTACATATATTCAACTGTGCTTTTAAAAATATACAAATGGATTTATTGAATGACTAAATACCATAAGAAAGTAAAGGAGTTGGAAAAGAAGTGATTAATTTAGATGATAGTTGGAAAAATATTTGTCAATCAAAAGAGAATTGGCTAGCATGGTGTTTTTTGGCTGAAAATAATGATAAAGAAATGTTTGAATACTGGACAGATATCACAGTATGTAAGGGATGTGATCAATTAGATAAAGAGAATGCATGGTGTAATTTACAAGATTTACCATGCACTGTTAATCCTATTTTGACTATTAAAACTGGTATGATTGGGATGGCATGTATGGGAGCATATAGAAATGATTGAACTTAAAGCTGATAATTTTAATCTAGTAGGTGAGAACAAACGATTGATTTTTAACAAGCAGCGTACACGCATGATAAAGAATCCCGATTATACTAATAGCCAGGTAATTATGTTTTTTTGTTTTAAGAACTGCCTTTGTATTCGTGATAGAATGCTTGAAGGTGATGTAACTATTGAGCTTGAAGTTTGGACTTATAAGGATATAGATAATATAATCAAACCGATATTTGATGTTTTAGAGCAGCTTAAAATTATAAAGAATGACAGGGACATAGTCCAGGTATATGCTACTAAGCATAAGATTAAACGTGGTCAACTTGATAAAGTGAAAATAAGGATATACGAAATAAGTAAAGATATCATATGAAAAAACGCAGGGAAAATAAATTAAAAAAAATAGGACAACAGGAGTTTTTATGAAATGTATAACACATAGTAATAGTGCTGCTCTCTGGGAACTTGCTAAACAGATTAAACAGCGTATGGGAAATGATAAAGCCTTGTTATTTATACCGGATGATAATGACTTTCTGGTATATGAGCTAGAGAATGACGAAGTAAATAAAATAGTAAAGGAGTAGGATATGATGTGTCCATTTTGCGGTAGTTTAAAAACAGAAGAACACGAAGAAGATGGGATTTGGTTCTGTATTGAATGTTATGAAATTTTTCATGATGATTATAGGGAAGTTAAAATGAAAAATAAAAAGCGGAGGGGATGATTGATGCGAATAATAGAAAATCCTGACTATGTTATTAAAATAGGTGTTAAAGACAATGAAGTAATATTTATAAATTGGGGTAATAAATTTGGAGAAAAATATGATGATGCAAAATTAGTGTTTAAAGAAATAAAAAAAATGTTAAATAAAGCTAGGAAAATGATATAAAAAATGAAAAAGAGTGACTTTAAACAACCAGTAAAATGTCTTACCTGTAATAACACCGAGACTGAATTACACGAATTGATTTTTGGTAGGGGTGTAAAGCAAATAAGTATCAGGTATCATCTACAGGCTTTTATTTGCCATGAATGCCATGAAATAGCACAGCATAATACAGCGGCTAATAAAGATTTATTCGTTATTCTTGGATTAGATTATTACGAACTACGCAGGATAGTAAAGAATACAGCTGAAAAGAACTGGACGGATTGGGAGCGGCAGTTTGTGATAGAGCAGGGAGAGAAGGTATTGAAGTATTATGAAAAGTATAGGTGAGGAATAAGTTTGACAAAGAACACAAAGTATAATAAAATAATACTACATATGTTTAATAAGCATAAGGTCAAAAAAGTCAAGTTTCACCGCCGATTTGATATATCATTTAATCTGCTTGTATATCCGTGTATTGTAATAATAGTCATATTGTTATTCGCTATGTTTTCTGATAACTGCTATGGTGACAGTATATACTGGATACATAAATATTCAGAAAAGTTCGGTATAGATCACCGTATTCCATATGCTATGAGTCGTGTTGAAAGTGACGGTAAAAGACTAGCTTATAGCTCTAAAGGAGCAATCGGAGTTATGCAGGTCATGCCTGAGACAGCAAGGAATTATTTTAAATGGAAAATCAAGAATACAGATGATCCTAAAAGAAAAATTGCCTTATTGCCTTATACTAAATATCCTGATATTTTTTACCGTATATACCTCAAACAGGAACGCTGGAATATACTAATCGGATGTTGGGAGTATGCTAGATGTTTAAAGATATTCAAAGGTAATTATATAAAGGCTTTATCTGCCTACAACATGGGCGTGAATAATAAGAAATATAATTTACTTTATGTTAGGGATGTGATAGATCAACTGTTAAGGATACAGAATGGCTAATGCCTAAAAAGAACTTATGGTTTGATAGAGGATATACTAAAAATGAATGTAAAGCTATTATGCGGATTATTTATGAAAAACAACCACCTTCTAAACTCAAAAGGTTTTGTAAATGTACTGAGACTTTCTATTGTGATATATGCCGACTTATTAAGGTGTATAGGGAAAAGGCTGAATTTGTTAAACGGCTTGCAAAGATTAATGAAAAATGGACATGGGGAAAGGGCAGTAAATGGATAAAATAACTAATGAGGAGTAAAATCATGGAAGAATATGGAGATCATATAGACGTACATCATATTATACAAGACGCTATGAATATTGTTAATCGAGCAGATAAAGTAAACAATATGATTATAGCAATTAATGTAATCGAAAAAGGAGTAGAAGGAACTAAAACTTATGATTTTATAAGTGGAAGTAATTACGGAAATATTGGGTTATGTGATTGTTTAAAACATACTCTATTAAATGAAATGGTAGACATGGGGAAATAAGGGTAGAAAATGAATGAGAACTTACAGTATTTTAGTAAACTACACAAAAAGTGGGTTGATATGAAATGTACTGACGATGCAAAAGAGCTTAAAAAGTTTAAATATAAGATCAGGGAAAAAATTGCAAAGGATAAAGAAAAGTAGTATAATATATGTGTAAAGATTTACATCTAAAAAATACAGGAATATACAGGGAAGATGAGATATAAGAAAGGCGAGTCAGGTAATCCAAATGGTAAGCCAAAAGGTGCTGTAAACAAGATAACACGTGATATGAAAGAGCTGCATGAAAAGATAATTGTAGCTATACAAAAAGAAGTAGGCATTGAGAATATTATAATGAAGTGCAAACCAGATACGGTATTAAGCTATATAGCAAAGGTTATGCCAAAAGATATGAATATAACACTAACTAAGTCACCAAAAGAATTGCTTGACGAACTAATAACAAAATACACAATGGATGAATTATTAGAACTATTAAATGACAACAATAAAACAAAAACTGATAAAAACGGCAATTGAACGCAAACAGCAAATAGAACTATCCAGAAACGATCCAAACGTTTTCCGTGAATATGTTATAAAAGATGACAGGACTGGATTGCCTATAATTCAAAATAATATACATAAATCATGGATAAAGCATATACAGCACTGTAAGAACATAGGCAAACATTGTGCTATACTGGCACCGTGGGGACACGGGAAGAGCATACAGATAGCCATAGCGGAAACACTTTGGATAATAGGTCCTAATCCGGCATTACGTGTTAAGATAGTCAATTCAAGTGATACATATGCTACTGATAGAGTAAAGGCTATTCGAACATATATACAATTCGATAAAGAATATAAACAAGTATTCCCCGGTATAGAGAGAGATATAGATCAGGAATGGACTAACCATAGAATATATCTTAAACGTAAAGGGCATGCTATTGATCCGACTATTGAAGCCAGAGGGATAATGTCAACTGGTGTAGGTGGCAGAGCAGACGTTATTATATTTGATGATCCAGTAGATGAAAAGAGTATAAATAGTCAACTTATTAGGGATAATATACGGCAGCAATATAAAGTGGCTTGGATGCCGAGGCTTGTAGATGATGGCTTTGTGTATTACATTTGTACCCGATGGCATGAGGATGACTTGACTAAGACGATTATAGAGTCAAAGAGATTTAGCGTGCTTATACAGAGGATTAGTGAGGACTTTGAATATATAGAGGAGGAGGTAATAGAATGAATGGATATGAATGTGCATGTAAACTAAATATGACTACAACAGGAATGGTGACTATTGAAGAGTCAAGGATAATAGATAGATATTTTAAAAAGCAAGCAACAAAAGAAGAATTGAATTGGTATAAGAAATTTCATAGTAAACCACCTATTGTGGTGGATGGTGAAGCGATGATTAAACTTGGTGAAGCTATGATGAAAACAGGTAAGGAGGAGGTGCTTGAGGATATTATCAATAAGGCTACTATAGCACAGGCACACAAAGAGGAGGAGATAATAGAATGAAAAGCGAAAAAGTAACACTTATAACAATTGAAACAGAATTTAAAACATATGAGATTATACTAGAAAAGATAATAGGTTTGACAGAAATTATACGAACTGTTGAACCTCTTGGGTATCAATTTGATATTATCATGTACGGTGGGAGTAATATCGAGATATTTTCAACTAATAGTTTAAAATTGGTGTATAGTAATTTAAGATGTAAAATTATTGAATTAAATAAATGAAAATAATTGAGTTATGCTCCTTCTGGTCTAAAGACAAGTTAATACAACGGTGTCAGGAGATAGGCACACGTGCGTTTGACAGGGGATTTAGACAGAAAGCTATAACAGCGGATGAACTTACTTTTCCTAACTTCACTAAATGTGTTCGTAAAGGTGAATCACCTCCGATGTGGCAGTACACTTTTACAGGAGTGGATTTGTCCGGTGAGAAACGAAAAGGTAATGTTATAATAACTATAGCTGTTAATAACGATGGGTATAAGTACCCGATTGATATACGTACAGGAGAATGGACTAGTCCACAGACAGCGGATCAGATTAAGGAAGTGAATGAGATATACAAGCCTATTGTGGTGCATGTCGAAAATAACGCATATCAGAATTCAATACTTGAGTGGATGCGTGAAAAAGGTTATGGAACTATTCCGTTAAAGGCTTTTACCACTGGTAAGCAAAAGAGCGATAGTGATATAGGGTTACCTTCATTGGATGTACAGTTTGAACAGAATAACTGGCGGTTCTATTTACCGGATCATCAAGCAGGGTGTAGATGTCCGTGGTGTCAGTTTGAAAGGGAAGTAAGCCAACATCCCGGATGTGTGACAACTGATTGTGTTATGGCTTTGTGGTTTGCTGAGAGAGCCTACAAGATGTATGGAGTTAGAAGGGGAGTGAAGGAACAGAAAGCTAGTCCGGGTATTACTGCTGGACTGAGGGGGAAACAATGGTAAATGAATGTTGCGGAAACTGTAAATACGTACTGCATGATGAAAACGAAGATACGTATACTTGCAGACGGTATCCGGCTGGTGTGATGAAAAACAGGATAGTGCCAAAGACTAACTGGTGTGGTGAATGGAAGGATGAAGGTGACTATATAATGTTAGACGATGATGGGTATCATAATATTTTGTAATTAAGGAGTAAGATTATGGTAAAATTTGAATGTATATGTAAACTTGATTTGGTAAAATGTAAGAGGTTAGATATATTTCTAGCATATGGGAGGCTGTGTGTTGAATGTCCTATATGTGGATTTATAAGAATGATAAATAGTGAAGAATATTTATTACTAACTAAAAATAATTAAGGAGTTAAAGAATGAAAAAGGAATTTAAACAAGTATGTGACGAAGTGAATGATGCATTAAGTAGAATAGATGATCTTGATTGTTTATTTATAAAAATAGCAGGGAAAGAAAAAAACAAGGGTAATCATATTTCTTTAGAAGAAATGGCTGGAAATTGTAAAAGCATTATGGTCAATTTGGATAAATTTAAATTTGAAGTATTAAATACTTTTATGTGTGAAGAAAAGAAATGTTATGATAAAGCTAAAACATTAGGAGTTAAAGAATGAATAAAATTATAAGAATGGTGTTAAAGGAAAAATTAGAATACTATGAAAGTAAAAACAAAAACCAAAAAAAAGGTTTAGATGATTTTTTAAGAAAAGTACAACAGTATAAAATTGAGATTGAAAATGATGAAAAAACAATAAAAATTTTTAAAAAAGCTTTAGGAGTTAAAGAATGAAAAATTGTAGTAATTGTAAACATTTAGGTTGGAATTATCAAACGTCATGGGATGTGCTGGATGGTAATAGCTCACCATATTGTAATTATTGTGGTAAGTTTATTTCAACAGGTGGATTATTTAGTAGAGATAGATTTAGTATTGGTTGTGAGGATTTTTCACCAATAAAAGTGGAAAAAGAATTACATGGTAAAGCAGAGAAAATAAGACAAAAAAATAAATCATATAAACCGAGTATGGGAGGCTATTAATGAAAGCAGTATATTGTAAGAATTGTAAAAGTATGTTTTTACTTGCGTATAAGTTACGCAAGTGTGAATGTGGTAAATCAAAAGGTAAGTATATTAATTGGCATAGTGCTGTATTTACCGGTAAGGATGCTATTGGTATAGGTATAGAGAATCCTTCTTTTCAACATGCTTTACTTGATATTGATACATATAAGGATGAAGATATAAAGAATAAGAAAGGTATGATACTAGCACATTCTCATTTTGTATCATATACGGTATTGCAGAATAACTTAACGTTTTATAAAGTTGATGATTTGAATAAATTAAATAATGAGTTTAATAAGAAAAAAAAGAAAGTTAAAAAGAAAGCAAAGAAGAAAAAATGAAAAATAATAAAATTTTAATATTAACTGCTATTGTAGGAGCATGTTTAACATCATGTCATACTTATTTTATTAGTAAAAGTTTTTATATAGGATTAATATTTACAGCTTTTAGTATTAGTATGACATCTTCTTTTCATGTGAAGCGTATAGCGGATGGTAATATATGGACACGTCTTTGTTATGCAATAGGTGCAACAATAGGGTGTTTGATAGGTTTGTTTATTTCAAGAAAAATAATAGGAGGATAATATGAAAAATCAAGCGACAAAAGAACAGTTAAAGATTAGTGAAGCGTTAAACAAGGTAGGTATTAAGGATTTTTATTTAGTCCATGCAGCCGATAAAGGGCAAGTCACTATGTGGGGTAACCTTGATCCGGCGTTAACTTATGTTATGTTGAAGCGGAAGATTAAAGAACTGGAAGAGTTTTTTCAGATATAGTTCTTGACAATAGAATAAATTTGTAGTATAATACATAAAAGTATAGAAATATACCTTCCTAATTGGGGTAGACGTCACCCCGGTTAGGTTAATCCATTCCATAGGTTATATATTGGGATTATTGACGTCACTTCAAAATGCTTTCAAGTTAGCCACAAATAAACCACAAAAATCCATACCTACAAAAGAGATAGGCACCACCGGTGTCCAGATATATAACGGAATGATTACAGGTGAGGAGTATCTTACTGAATTAAGCTCTTTATCCGGTCGTGTAGCTGAATACGACAAAATGAAACGGTCTGATGCTCAGATCAAAGCCACTCTCCTTTCTATCACACTACCTATACGTCAAGCTAAATGGTATATTGATCCTGCAAGTGATAAACCGGAAGATATTGAAATAGCAGAGAAAGTACAAAACAATCTTTTTAATGGTATGTCAATTACATGGGATGATTACCTTAGGCAAGCACTTTCTTTTTTATGGATGGGGTTTTCTACGTTTGAAAAAGTCTTTGAGTTTAAAGATGGATTAATACAGTACCGTAAACTAGCACCGAGGCTGCAAAAGACACTGCACAAATGGATCAGGGATGAACATGGTGGGTTAGGTGGTATACAACAGTTTGCACAGAATAACGAAGGCAAAACACAATACTATGATATTCCTGTTGACAGGCTTGTCTTGTTTGTTAACGATCAGGACGGTAGTAATTTTGAGGGAACGTCTGTATTACGATCTGCGTATAAGCATTGGAAACTTAAAGACATGCTTTATGAAATCGATGCTATAGGGCATGACAGATGGGCGTCTGGTATACCTGTTGTAACTGAACCTGAGACAACTAATCCTGCGGACACGGCACGAATTGAAACTATCCTTGAAAACCTTCATTCACGTACAAAGTCATGGGTGTTACTACCGCATGGATACGAAATGAATATGTTTGAGAAACAAGGTACTAATATCGGGCTTATGAAATCTATACAGCATCACGATGAAGGTATAGCCAAAAATGTACTTGCACAATTTATTAGTTTGGGTACTACAGCAACAGGCAGCAGGGCGTTAGGTGAATCGTTTGAAGAGATGTTTATAATGTCACTTCACGCCGTAGCCGGTTATGTTGCTGATATGAATAATAAGTATGTTATCCCGCAAATGGTTGATTATAACTGGAATGTTAAAGAATATCCAAAATTAAAGTTTGGTAATATTAATCTTAAAGTAAATAAATGGATTGAGAGTTTAACGGGTGTTAAGAATGCCGGTATAATATCGGCTGATTTAAAGATTGAGAATCATACCAGGGATTTGTTAGGATTACCGGAAAAGAGTGAGGAAGAGTATGAGGAAGAGCAGGAACAGAAAAAGCAAATACAGAATAATATTCAAAAGAGTATAGAAAAAAGTAAAATAAAAGAAGAAGAAGAAGAATTGACTGATTATCCTAATGGGATGAAACTAAAAGTATATAAACGTAGTAGGAAATTAACTACACTGGAAAACAAGGCAGCTGATTTTGATAAAATAGAAATGACGTTAGATGATGGTGTAGAGAAGTTTGAATCACAGGTTAAGCGGGTACGCAAGCAACAGGTTGAGGCGGTATCGAAACAGGTAGTCAAGAAACAACCGGAGGATATACAAGTACCTTTTATCGGTAAAATGACTGACAGGTTATTTGATGAAATGATGAAGGTATTGAAAAAAGGTAAATCTCATGTTAAAGAGGACATCGCCTATCAAAAGAAGCACGCTGAAAAACAACTTGCTGCAAAAAAGCCTATAGTTGAAACTGTACAGACTTTTGAAAGTGAAGCGGATGCGGTAGCGTACCTTAAAAGTAAAGCTCATGGAGATGCGGTTCGTATAGCTAATAGTCTATCTAATAGTGCTATATATTCCTTTTATCATATTGACGCTACTAAAATGACTCAACACGAACTCATAGCAGAGATTGAATCGGCTATAAAGGTTGTCGGTGTTAGAGAAATTAATAATATTGCTAATGCGTCTATCAATAAGGCTTATGGAATAGGACGTGAACTTCAGGCATATGATCAGAAGAATGAGATTGAATATGAAGTGTATAGTTGTATACTCGATAGCCATGCTTGTCAGGACTGCTTACCGAGGGACGGAGTGAGGCATGATATAGGTGATCCTGACTTTGTAGCACCTAACACTAATCATTGTTTAGGTGGGGATCGGTGTCGATGTGTGAATATTCAAAAGAGTATTTATATGGAAGGTGAGTTTGAAACGGTAAGTAAAAAAGAATATGCTGAAATTAAAAAGAAAGATGAATTTGTTGATTTTGAAAAACGCAGAAAAGATGTAGGGTTGAAGTAATGGCAGCAGAAATATTATGTTGTACAGAATTTGCTACTGAGGATTTAAGTTTTACTCGAAACGATGGTGTAATGGTTCCAATATCAAACACTGCCACAATTACAGCTAATAGACTTGTTATGGCTGGAGCAGGGGAATATATCCGGTATCATGGTACTAAAAATTTTGATGGGATGATACAAACATTTTCAATACAGTTTGAGATTATACCTACTTACACGGGGATACCGGGAGCAACAAAAGTATTTTTTGGCGGTTCGGAAAACACCGCTTCTTCAAAAAACCTTATACAATTACGACACCTTACGGGTACTGGTAATATAGGATTAGAAGTTAATAGTTCAGCAGGTGCGGCGATTATAAATGTACAATCAGCTGCATGGCTTCCTGTTTCCGGAACAAGTTATGTTTTTAAAGTTGCTGTTGATGTTACAACCGGTGTTAGTTCTGTATGGATAGATAATATAAGGATATTGACTGATGCAAGTACTGGAACACGTGATCAGAACATGGATAACTTTTTTATTGGAGCTGGTTATAATGCCGGCAGTGTTTTTCAAGCTGGTTCGATAGGATATTTTCTTGTATATGATACTGTAAGGTGGAGTGGTGATCCTCTTTATGATCCGATAGAAGATACTTGTGTTGTATGGGGTAAGACTAAAGGTGTTGACGGGGATGTAGATACAACTCCGGTTACGGTTAAATTAAATAGAAATTCTGTTTGTTATAAAAGTGAAGTCAGGATAGTTAATAGTTTAGAAACAGATACACCGGACAGTAATGGTATTTGGAGTTTCGAACTTATTGAAAGTGAAAATATGTCAGATGATGCTAAATATATTTTTAATATTGGCGGCAGCGATATTGTACGTGATGTTGTAGATTGCTATGCGTGCAGATTTTGTAATTTAACATAGGGGGGGATATATGTATAAATGCGAATGCCTTGAATGTGGACATAAGATGTCAAGTGACAAACATTGTAAGGATATAAAGTGCCCTAAATGCGGTGGAGAAATGAGGAGAGCGGAGAGACCTGGTATAGGTGCTACTGAGATGATAGAAGGATATTTACTTGCACAGAATGCCGAACCACGTGAAGAGATAATGTTGTTTCCGTATGGTGACTGGAAACATCCCACATACGGCACGTTGCATTTTAATAATAAATTCTTTGCAGAGATTATAGAGAATTATGAAAATAATGTTTTAGGTACTAAACCCTTTCTTGATAAAGGACATGAAGAAGATAACGCATTTGGTTGGTTTAATACTGTACCTTATATACGTCCAGGGAAAGGGCTGTTTGCTAAACCTGATTGGACTCCCGTAGGTACTAAGAAAGTAAGTGAAAAGGAATATATGTATTTCTCTCCCTGGTGGGGAACATATAAAGATCCTCAAACAGGTAAGGAATACAAGAATGTTTTTAAAGGCGGTGCTGCAACTAACATACCTTTTCTTAAAACAATGCCGCCGATTAGTGATGACATACAAGCAAATGATAGTGAATATATTGAACTGAAATTATCAGACTTATACATCGAAGGTCAATCTGATAGTGATGCTGGTGGAGGTAATGCCGATGAAGCCGGGAAGTCACAGAAATCAGGCAAGAGTGGAGATGATAAAAATATAAAGGAGAAACGTATGAATGAAAAATTACGTAAATTGTTAATCAAGCAATACAAACTTGATGAAGAAGCAACAGACGAACAGATAGAAGAAGCCGCTGAAAAAGCGGAAGTGTCTGATGCTGAAAAACTTAAAAAGGAAAACGAAGAGCTGAAGAAAGAAAATGAAGAGCTCAAAAAAGACGAAGAGGGTGATGAAGAAGGGAAAGAAAATAAAGAACTATCTGAAAAACTAAATAAAACAGAAAAACAGTTGACTGAAATGCGTATGGAAAAAGTAATTGATAAAGCATTAAGTGACGGTAAAATTATAGTAAAAGAAAAGAAATACTGGCAGGAAAAGTTTATGTCTGATCCAGAAGGAACTACTGATATAATTGATCATCTTCAGAAAATAGTAGATTTTTCTGAGAAAGGATATGCCGGTAGTGAAGGAGAAACAGAAATGAGTGAATGTAAGCTAATGGATGAAGCCAGAGAAATGTATGAAAAAAAAGTAGATAGTGGCGATAAAGAAGCTAAACTTTCAGATTGTATTATCAAAGTCAGGGAAAAATATCCTGAACTTGGTAAAGAATATGCTAAAAAATATTTATCTGAAACTAAGTATAGTGTAGATAAATTTTAAGGAGTAAACAATGGAAAAAACTTTCGAATGGGACATACGTACCCGGACAATGATAAACGATAGTACAACTACGATACAAGAATATCGTTTTATACGTTTAACAACAACTGATAATACTTGCTTTAATATAACTACCAGAGCTACCGTGCCTATGTACGGCGTAACTCAGGTTGATATTAATCCCGGAGATGAAGGTGCTGTTTGCCCATGTGCAACTGGTTCTATCTCCAGGCTTAAGATGGGTAGTACTGGCTATACATCAAGGGAATTAACATCAACTCCTGTTATGATATGTGCGAATGCTGGTAGCCTTGGTGTAAGGGCGACTACTTCAACCTGTTGGGTTGGTGGACGTGCTCTTTCTACATGGGCAGCAAGTGATATTATAGCAGTAGAGCTATACCCTGTACGCAGGGCATTTAATTAAGGAGGGACACCATGCCAATGGGTAAACATAATGTACAACCGGTAGATCCGGTATTGACAGCGTTCATGAACGATTATTCTAATTTAGAATTTGTTATGGACAAAGTATTTCCTACGGTAAAAGTAGCGGTTGAAGCTGGTACTTATTACACAATGACAGGAAAAGAAAAATGGCTTGAGACACATACACGCAGAGCACCTGGTGCAAAGTTTGCAAGGATGAATGTACAACCTGCAACAGGTAATTACCAGACACATGAAGAAGGTCAGGAAATACCAATTGATAAAAGAATACAGAAAACAGCACTTGATCCTTTTGATCCTTTTAAGTATGCAGCACAGACAGTAAAAGATGTCATACTGCTAAGGCGGGAAAGACTTGTTTCGGCTATGATTACTAATGCAGCAGTATTTACGAATACAGCAGCGTTAGCAGGTATTACGATGTGGAATAATGCTAATAGTGATCCGATTGCAGAAGTCAATACACGTAAACTTACAATCAGGAATGGTTGCGGACGTGTACCTAATGTAATGGTTATGCCGTTAGAAGTTTATTTAGCTTTGATGACTAATCCTGCAATAATCGCAAGGTTAGCAACAACCAATACTCAGATATTATCAGAAAGCATTTTAGCACAGTTATTTGATATACCTAAAGTATTGATTTGCAGAGCTATTTATAATTCAGCACAGGAAGGACAGGCAGTGGTTGGAACACCTTGTATGAATGATTCTGTATGGCTTGGAGTTGTACCAACATCACCGAGTTTAATGGAACCGTCAGCCGGGTATTTAATTCAGAGTGAAGGTTTCAGGGCTGAATCTTATTATGAGGTGCAATCTGATTCTGATGTAGTAAGAGCCAGGATTAATGAAGATGCGGAAGTATGTTCAATTGATACTGCTTTCTTGCTCACTAATGTAGTATAGGAGGTGTGATATGCCATTAAATTTAGATTTCATTAGACATTTCCGAACTATGGATCGGACATTTTCAAATTATCTTGCTCCTGGGTTAACTACAGCTGCAACAACGTCATATCTTGGGACAGAAGTAGATTGTTCTGGTTTCGGGTCAGGTGTATTTTTTACGCAAGTTACCAGTAATGCTTCAGCAGGAGTTAATCCACAGGATAATCAGGCTTTGTATTTACAGCAAAGGTTTGATACAACTAACTGGATTACTTTTGCCACAATACATCCTGATTTTACAACTACAGCAAATAATAGGATTGAAACTGTTGAATTTGAAGGCGATTATTTACGCACAATGATTCCAGCAGGGGAAGTTACAAGTAGTGTGATTTGTTCTTTTATGTGTTATGCCAAACTAAAGGGGGTATAACATGAAAGGAAACAAGACAACTTTTGGAGCGATGCAGACTATCACTCTAACAACAACAGTTATTTCAACAACAACCGGCGATGTAGTTAGTGATGTATATGAAACTTACGGATATAAAACAGCATTGTTTACAAATGCAATGGGTACTTGTAATACGTCCGGTATAGTAGTATATGCAGATATATCAACTGATACGGGACTTACTTACGGATTGGCTGCAACGATTAATTATTATGCAGTTACTACAGCAGCAACAACAAGGGCAAGGGCTTATGCTTTAACTAATCTTGGGACACATCTAAGGATACGTTCAAGAGAAATACAGAATACATCTTGCACTGTTGCTCATGTTACTCAGGTGCTTTTGAAACCGTAAGGGGGGATGTATGCAGGGAAATAAAACTAATTACGGAGTTATAATAGCACGACCACTTGCTACAACTCAAATAAGTACAACTTCACCAGATTTATCAACTGCTGTAATTGAGACTTATGGATATAAGACAGCAAATATTCATACTCAGATGACAACTTGCAGTCAGACAAGTGTAGTAGTATATGCTGATGTATCATGCGATAAAGCTGTTACCTGGGGACAGATAGCAACATTAAATTATTTCCATGTTACTACGGCAGCAAGTACACTACCGACAAATGAAGCAGTAGATAATTTAGGAACGCATTTGAGAATCCGGTTCAGGATGATTAATGCGGGGGCTTCTGCTACAGTTGCGGCAAGTGCTTTTGTGTTATTAAAGACATAAGTATAAAATTATAAGGGAGGGGAAACTCTCCCTTTTTTTAAAGGAGAATAAAATGGGAACAGGTTTTATAAGCGGAATTCAGACGATAAATAAAGTCTTTAGGGCCCGAGGGCTTGCAGCTAATACTGTTGCTGCGGGTGTTGATTATGTTGGTACGGAAGTTGACTGCTCTGGATGGGGATTTGGAATATTTCAAACATCTATTGTATCGAATGTTCGAGCAGCACCGATGTTAACTTTAGAACAAAGGCTTGATACTACTACATGGGTTCCATTTGCAACAATACATCCAGACTTCACGACTACAGCTAATAATAAAATGGAAGAGGTTTGGTTTCATGGTGATTATTTAAGATTAAGGATTGCTTCGGAAGCTACAACATCTTTCATAACTTCGTTTAGATGTATAGCAAAATTAAAAGGAGTAGAATGATGGCAAAGAAAAAAGTTACTAAAAAGAAAGTTTCAAAAAAGGTTAGTAAGCCTATTGAAAAGAAAGTTAAAGAAAATGTGAAATCTGATATTGTAGAAGTACCTGAGTTTATTAAAAGTTTTCAACCGGTAAAAGATAGATGAATAAAGTTGAAGCGGATGCTAAAAAATATCTTGATTTTGCTTTAATGGGTGAGAAAGTTACCAGTTATGGTGATCCTTTATGTATTGAAAAAATACAGGAATACAATAATATGATAACAATATATTGCCGACAGACAAAGAATTTAGGTTTGTGTTTAGCATTTGATAAGGATACCTTTTTAGATGCTATTAAAAATTATATTAAGGAGTAAATAATGAAACAGGAAAAACAAGAAAAAAAACAAAAGATTGAGTATTTAGGGGCAGGATTTTTCAGGACTAAATGCGATTGTGGAAGTATGGTTAATTTATTATTTAATCAGAATGAAATTACACAGTGTACACATTGTAAAAAAGAATCGAGGATTGAAATGTATCAAATTGAAGTTACACCTGGGACTAAAGTAAAAAAGTTTGTAGAAAAAGAAAGCAGCAAAAAAATTGAAGTTCCAAAAATGGCTACAGCTGATGATATGGCAAAGATAAAAATAGAAACTGATAAAATCAAAGAAAGTATCAGAACAGTTAATGCTAAAGAAGAATTTGTACAGTAAGGGAGTAATTGAATGAGAACAAAAACAAAAACTAATATTAAGCATGAAGTAAAACCAAAAAAGAAACCGAAGATTTGTATTGTTACATGGTTTCATTGTTTAAGAAATGTTAAACTTGCGATAGGTGCTCATTTAGAAGGTTATGATCTTGAACTCATAACTAAACATCAGGGGTTTGGGTTAATGAATGAGTTACAATTCGCACATATATATAATAATGGTATACGGTTTTACGACACTGCTAATCAGTTATACGCACAGATAAGAGAAAGCAATGCTGATATATTCTGGTGTCATAATGAACCGGATTTATTAGTAGAGTTATGTGTTGATCTTTATAAGGGTAAGCGAATAATAATACATGATTGTCATGATCTCCCCACACTACATACTAAAACAACGACATGCCCGACTTGTAAAGTCACTAAGACTGAACGCATGGAAAAGCAATTTTCTAAACAGGAAGAGATAGCTTGTAGTCAGGCTGATTATGTATTTGTGCCTACTTCTAAATATATTGATATTATACATGAAAAATACGGTGATGACAAGAAAGTATTACAGGTTAATAGCTGCCCGCCTTCGATATTCTTTCCTGATACTGATTTACCGCGAGTAAACGGAATGTTATATTGTGGTCAAGTGAATGTACCTTCTATGAAAAGTCAATTGCCTTATCGTAACCTTGTGCCTATGTTTCAATATCTAACACAGTTAGGAATACCGACACACATATATCATACCACACCGAGTGCGGACTTAATGCCGTATACTATAGCCGGAGCGTCCACGTACGGAGTGCTAAGAATGTATCACGCTATACACCAATACACACGATACGATTATGGATTTGTCGGGTCCTCATTAGACTGTACACAGATACAAGTATGCATGCCTAACAAGTTATGGGATTGTATAGCAGCCGGAATACCGTTGATTAATCTTAATTCAAGTGAAAGTGCTAAATTCTGTGTTACTAATAATATAGGTATTGATGTACAGGGAATGGAAGCACTATCAAAAGTACCCTGGCATGATGCGATGTTCTGGGAAATAAAACGTAGAAATGTACGTAAAATCAGATATGAATATACAGCCGAGAAGGAAGTCCGTAAGGCTTTTGATATAATAGGGATATAAGGAGAATAAAATGATAACAGAAACAATAACAACTGAAATACCAATAAACACTGAAAAAGGATTTGGATTTTATAACGACCGGTATAAGTTCGGATATGAATGGTCCGCCTATGCAAAGTTAGCAGAAGAAATGATCAGCTATATGCAGGTATTAGGATTAAAAAATCAAAAGATACTTGATATAGGATGTGGTGTTGGTTGGTTTACTGACTATTTATTTTTTAATATCAGTAAGAATATTAAGGGAATAGATTTTAGTGATAAGGCTATAGGCTTCCATGCTAAACGGTTATACCCTTCGATAAAGTTTGAAGTAGCTGATTTATACACTTATGATTATATAGGTTATGATATATTTGTAGCTATGGAAGTCATGGAGCATATTGATGATCTCAGGTTAGTTAAACTATTACCGAAAGGAACAAAGATATTTTTCACTGTACCTTATAAAAAAGAGAGAATGGATATAGCTCATTTAAGGGAATATTCACACGATAGTATCAAGGAACGGTTTAAAAAACATATTGATTTGAAATGTAATATACAGATAGGACAATTTATATTATGTTGGGGTGTGATAAAATGAGTATAGATATAAAAGATTTATTAAGATATTTAGGTATTAATTTTATGGACTATGGAAGTTCACATATATTACTTAAAACTAAAAACGCAATACTGGAAGTAACCAAAATAAATAAAGAACTAGAGAAGTATATCAAGGCAAAGGGGGTGTAATATCGCTAATTATGTAACGACTACATTTATACGGACCTTTAATCCTCAACGTGTTTATGATACAACATCACGTCCGACATTGGCACAGGTAGCCTCTTATATTCCTGCTAAAAGCGGAGAAATGGATGCATATTTTTCCGGTGCAGGGATTACTGTACCGATCACGACTAGTGCTACACATCCTGCGTACCTCTATGTTAAGCTGATATGTGCCTGGGGAGCGGCAGGAGAGGCAGAGGGTGCCGCTTTTATGGGTGGTAATAAAAATGAGTCAGAGCATTCCATGAGTTTACTCGATAGGTATTACGATGCGTTGAATAGGATAGTTGATAATCCTTCTATGCTTTCTGCTTTAATAAACGGTACGCAGGGAGCGACAATGAATTCATATGAGTATTCTAATTCAGGTGAAAGACGTACTGATAGTGAAATTCCTGTAATGAGAGGTAGAGATAACTGGTAATGGATATAAAATTCAACTGGTATGGAACTAAACAGCTATATGCTAAACTGTCAAGATTTATAGATGATATAAAAGATTTTAGACCGGTATGGAAAGAGTTATCAGAGGATTTTTATAGAACAGAGAAAACTTTATTTAATAGTCAGGGTAGGACCGGAAGTCAAGGCAAATGGACTCCGTTATCGAAAGAGTATGCAGCATGGAAAAGCAAGAATTATCCCGGTAGACCTATATTAGTTTTAAAAGGTGATTTGAAAGGAAGCCTTGTATCTAAAAGACATGGTGATAGTGTGAATGTGCAAACTCCTAAACAAATGGTAATAGGTACATCTGCAAAGACTGCTGAATGGCATTACAAAGGATCGGGTGATTTACCTGTACGCAGACCGATTGATTTATCGAGTAAAGATAAGACACGTTGGATGAAAATAGTACATGAGAAAGTATGGCATTTAGGTAAAATATTAGGGTTGATTGATTAATGGCTAATAAACTAATTGAATATTATATGACTGCTATTGAGACTTATTTGAAGGCTAACCTTGCGGCAGAGCTTGCAGCATTACAAGCGGCTTATGCGGATGATATTGTGTTAACGGCTCCACGGACAACAGCAGGGAAAGAGTCTTATTCTATATATGAATTGGGAGCGATAGACCAGTTACCGTTTATTGAAATTCTCCCGGATAATAGTGATGTACCTGAAATGGGATTACAACACGATATAATGGATCATAAAATAATTATTATATCGCATGTACCTGAATATAGAGGTAGAAATGATTATTGTGCAAAGCGTGCGTATAGATTTGCTGAAGCTATATGGAGATTAATAACAAGTGATAGGACTTTAACCGGACTTGAGATTTGGTGTACTAATATAGACTATAAACCAATGATGCAGGATAATAATACTTTAAAAGGTGAGGTCTGGGTACACGTAACGGTTAAGGCAGAAGAAAGGATTTAAGGAGGACTTATGTACATTGGAGCAAGATACATTGCAGGTCAGCCGGTAACGGTTGGAAGAGGCGGCTCTAGAATATTACGGAAAGGTGATATTTTAAAAAGTATGCCTGAACAGGAAGCTATAGGCAGGGCGGATTTTGAGCCTGTTTATGATGAAGTTAAAAAGGAAAAGAAACATAAAAAAGATATTGATATTATAGAGGAGGGATAAAATGCCTTACTATCAAACTAATTTAGGGTATATGGGAATAGGAAAAAAGCAAAGGACAACAGCGATAACAACTCCGACTTGTTATCTGCCAATCCTTGAAGAAAATACTAATCCTATGTATAACGAAATTCACCTTGATGAATGCGGACAAGGGCTTTATCAGGGTAACACAAAGTGGATGAAAACAAAAAAGTATTGTGATGTTAATTTCTCACAGTATTTATATCCACGTACCGGAGCGGAACTCACAGCGGCTTTTATGGGTAGATCAACCTTTACGGCTTCACTTCCTACTACAGTTAATGTACACACAATGGGATTTGTAGCAACGCAAGACCAACTTACTACTCCACGTCAAAAGTGGATGACTATTGAGAAATCGTTACGTATGTCAGCGGCACCAACATCCACGATATTTGTTGAACGGTACTACGGCGTGAAGTTCAGGAGTTTGACTCTTGAAGGTGAAGCAGGTCAGCCGGTTAAAATTACAATGGATGGGATTGGACGTGATGTATCTATTCATACGACAGCTAGAACAGACACTTATGAAGCTAATAATCCTTTTATGTTTTTTAACGGTAATGGAAAATACGTAGTTGGAATGACTACATCCAGTTTTGCTACTAAATCATTTGATGTTAAATCTTTCAATGTAAAACTTAATTTTAATAATGATGAAGAGGTACAGACAGATGAGTTTACTAACAGGGATATTGTACAACAGACATTAAGTGCTGAAGTGACGGTTGGTTTATACTTCACTGATTACTGGAATTATGTACGTAGTAAGTACGGTTTGACTACATCAAGCACCGGAGCTATTAGCACGTCATACCATGAATCTGAGGGTGCTTTAGAGATTGATTTAGCCTATGGTGGTACTGGAGCAGTCGCAACGGCTATGACTTCTAATTTACGTCGGTATAAGTTACGTATAACAAAGATGAAACTAATGCCTCATAATTTGAATATGAACAACGCACCTGAGACTATGATTGAGGAATTATCCGGTATAGCATTAAAGAAGAACACCACTACTCAGCTTTGGGATATTGAATGCTCATTACCTTATACAACTACTTTACCGACTTAAAATGATACAAGCTAACCGCGGTTATCTTATAATAGGCAAGCAAACAGCGAAGGGTACAGCGACTACACCGACACTAAGTATACCATTTCAGAGTGAAGGGTTTAGCACGGATCATAGTGTTAGTATTTTAACCGAAGGACAGGATAATAACTATAAAAAAAGTAATGTGAAAATGATGCATACAGAAAATTTTAGTTATACATTATATCCACGTCCTAACCAGTTAGCTTATATGTTTGGATGGTTTTTAGGTGATGATGCAGTAACCGGCGGTGCTGATCCGTATACGCATGTTATGACAAAAAGTGATCGTGCCTGGTTGACGTTAGAACGTAAACTAGATACAAGCGTGGTACAGAGATTGTATGACGCTAAAATAGAATCGTTGACTTTATCCGGTGAAGCCGGACAGCCTATTAGTATGAGTATCGCCGGGCAAGCATGTAATGTAACTATAATTGCTACTGAGAGAACAGAGAGTTATGAAGATAGGAATCCTTTTATGTTTTATAACGGCATAGGACGGTTTAAGTTTGCTACTACAGTTGATAGGTTAATCAATTCGTTTAATATTTCTTTTAGTGTCAGTGGAGGCGGTTTAACAGATGATACTTTTCAGGTAGTTGATTTACTTGATTTGGATTACGATATTGAAATGAGTGCCGGGTTTATAACTGAGGATACGACACGTTGGAAGAATATTAATTATTATGGTACTACGATCCCGAGTGAGAATGTGTATACGGCAGCGTTTGAGTTAAATTGTTGGTATCCGCAGACTTCTACCAGACAGGTTAAAGTGACTATACCGTTAATTAAGTATCAACCGTTGGGATTGAATTTGAGTGGAGCGGTTAACACGATGCGTGAAGAGGTAGCCGGGGTAGCTGAAAAACAAGCTACAACTGAACTTGCGACTATAACGTGTATGAATAACATAGCAACAACAATAATTTAAGGAGGGCAACATGCCTTTAGATTTAACAAAAGAACTACCTGATGATGATTATGTAATTTTCGGATCAGGTGAGAAAACAGAAAAACTTTTTGTAACGGTAGATTTACCGAGAGAGTTTATTAAAAAATTCAGTGAAATGAAAGACCTTGATGATGATGTAGAAAAAGCAACTGATAGTATTGAGCAGTATTTAAAAGATATGTTTTATTTACGGAACGATAAAGAGAAGGTTGACAGGCTTATAAAATCAATAGGGTATACGGCACTTATAAAAATAAGCAATTGGTATAACTTATATGTACAAGAAGTTATGCAAAGCGAAGAAAAAAAAAAATAGTTGATTTGGTTGAAGGACTCCGGGAACTAAACGGAGCAGTAACTTTACGTGATGTGTTGGAGGGTGGTATCATACTTGAACAGGTAGTCATAGAAGCTATTAATAAAAAGCGTAGGGGTGAAAATAAGCAAGTGTCAAGAAATAAAGCACAGAGTATTATTTCAAAAATGAAGGGTAACCGTGGGTAAGAATGATGTAATTATCACTATCAAGGGAACATCAAAAGATGCACAGGCGGCAGTAGATAAATTAAATAAAAAGTTAAAAGGTTCTGATGCCCAAAATAAAAAAGTTAAAACTTCAACCGGATTACTTCGCAAGGGATGGGTACAGGCTACTATTGCTATAGGTGCTACAATCGCAGTAATGAAAAAACTCACGGATGCGGCGGCTGTACAAGAACGTGCAGAGATTACGCTTGCGGAAGCTATGAAACAAGCCGGAACTTTTACTGATCAGGCGTTTCAACACAATTTAAAATACGCACAATCTCTCCAGAAAATGACAACGTATGGAGATGAAGCTATACTTGGTGTACAAAAAATGTTAACTAACTTTGGTATGGAAGGTGAAGTGCTTGACAAGTTAACAAAATCAACACTTGATTTAGCGGCAGCAAAAGGGATGGATTTGAGGAGTGCCGCTGATTTAGTAGCAAAGACTGTTGGTAGTACAACGAATGCCTTGACTAGATACGGTATAACAGTTGAAGGTGCCGCCGGTAGTACAGCGAGAGCAGAGACGGCAGTACAAAATATAGCAAAGATATTTGGTGGTGCTGCACAAGCTGAGACTAAAACGTTTGACGGTGCTATGAAACAACTCAAAAATACTATGGGTGATATTGCTGAAAAAGGCGGTAAAATGTTAATAGATATTTTGCAGCCTATTATAGTAGACATGAAAAAGTTTTTAGAAACCGAAGAGGGTATAAAAACAATGCAAAATGCATTCAGGGGTTTAGCTACTGTACTGCTTACCGTAGCTACTGCAATATCTATTGTGATAAAAGGTATATCTTTAATGGTTAAGATTATTTCCCAAAATGGGAAAGGGATAGCCGCCACAATGCAATTGTTAGGTGATGAAACTTTATCAGTAGGTGAGAAATGGAAAATATATAAACAGATAGTTAAAGTTCAATCTAAAGAAATAAAAAATATAACTACAAAAAGTTTTGGTGAAATAGCTGATAGCGGTGTTAAATGGTTTAATAAAATGCAGAAGCTATGGAAAGAGAATGGCACGGTTGCTAAAAAAACAACAGTAGAAACAACAACGGAAATATTTAATTCATGGGATACTGCTTTTAATAAAATTGAAGCAGTAGCTGTAAAAGCTATAGGAATGGCAAAAGATGATATTATAAAAAACATAGGTGAGATTACTAACCTTATGAAAAATGCCGGGGAAGCTATAGGCGGTGAGATGGGTAATGCCATAGGCACATTTGGTGATATGGTTGGAGCTATGAAAAATGGCATTTTAGGGATGGCTAGTTTTGCGTTAAAGAAAATAGTTGAAGTTAGCAAAGCAAGAAAGCAAGCTGCAAAAGATGCTTTAAACGTAGAGAAGCAAATAGCCTCAGAACGTGTTAAAAATATTGAAGCAGTAATGAATAAAGAATTAGAAGCATTGGAGTTGTCTAGTTTAAACGCTATAGAACTCAGAAAAATAAAAGAAGCAGAATATCAAAAAGAATATGATGCAGCTGATGAACTAACTAAAAGAAAAATGGACTTGGAAAAAGCATATGAAAAAGAAAAATCAGATGTTAGGGCTTCATATGAAGATGCGTTGAATGCTGCAAAAAAAACGGAATGGGAAATTAACAAACAAATGGCACTGATTAATGTTGATGCTGCAAAAATAGAGGCTGAAGCAAATATGCGAAAATCGTTCGGGTTGTTTGTAAGTAAAGATGAAAAAGAAGCTTTGACTAAGGCAATGGATAAATATCATAAATTAAAAGGATTAATACAAGCATGGACTTTCCCTTCATTTGCTGAGGGTGGTTCTTTTGTTACGGATGGTCCACAGCTTATACAGGTTGGTGATAATCCGTCCGGTAAAGAGCGAGTTGACATAACACCTGAAGGGGAAGAAAGAGAACCTACAATATATATTGAAAATCTAAATGTTAGTGAAGAAAGCATAGCAGAAAAAGTTATTGCTGAGTTTGAGCAGATGGGAGTGAGACTAGCTACGAGGTAGAATATGACAAATGAAAAAATACAAATAGATTATTTGCATAATACTGAATATAATAACACAGCTGAAAATCAAGTTGGTGCTGGAACAGATACAGGATTACGTACTATACCAACTCCGGGAGCACAAATTTATTATGTACGCAAACATGGGATAGCACTTTTTGCAACGACTTGTACTACTTTAGAAGATCCTATTGATGTTAATTGTACTTTTAATTGTTATGCTTATGACGGTACTTTACTAGCAAGCCGTGTTGGTGGTGGTGTTTTTACAGCGGGTACAGATGCATCAACAGCACAAGGTTGTTATTTTGATATAGTAGCGAGTGGTGGAGATGTAAGATTAAACACATTCGGTGCAGTTTATAGTTCAACAATAGGAGGTGTAGCTTATGCTTTTATAATTCCTGATGAAACTATTTATGATGGTAATACATTAAGACTTTATTTAAGTCAGACAGAAAGCACCTATTATAATATTGAATTAACTTTGGGAGGCGGTAGACATAATCCTGCTGTTGGTGATCCATTATTACCATTTTTTCATCCATATGATCCATTAAATGATGGGGCATGGGGTAATGATGACGGTATAGAGATCCTTGATAGTGAAACATATAGTTTTCCATATAAAGATGATGGCGGGACATGGCGTTATGAACTTCCTATAAGTGTGACACCTTGTTATTTGTATTCAACTGATGGACAGAATCCAAAAATAAAAAGTATTATAGGTGCTGATAGTGAAAGGGAAGTATCTGGGCTTTTTAATAATGAAACTGCTATATTTTGGAATGAGAACGGTACTAATGTGGATACAGCGGCAACAGGCTATGAGGACACCTGGCATGATCCATATGGCACGACTGTAAATGCAGTGACAGCAGCTGTAGCAAAAGGTGTAACGTTAGTAATATATGGTGGGACAGGAGCAACTTTATCACCTACGATAGAATCAGCAGCAACATTTACTATTACTGTTAATGGTGGTACTTTTGAACCTGAATACGGATATACGCCTATACTTAAAAAAAGTGGTGCTAGTGGAAACATATATCAAGATGGCTCTGGTGCAGGAGGAAGTAGTATATTTGGATTTACATTTGATGGTGAAGGTAAAAATATAGGTGCTTATACTACAACAAATGTTAGTACAATATATAATTGTACTTTTTTAAATCTTGATAAAGGAATAGATGTAAATCCTGGGTCTACATCTGATTTATATAAAAATTGTTATTTTGAAAATTGTAATTATGGTATATTTAATTATGATGTTGGTGGACATACATATACAATAGATAAAAATATATTTAAAAATTGTAGTTATGGATATTATTTTTATAAAACTACTGCTGCAAATTGGGTATTAACATTGACTATAACTGATTGTATATTTAATGCTAATACAATAGGTATGTGTATTAGAGATGCAACAGCGGCAAATACGTTAACAATAAATGGAGATATAGATAATAACACGTGTTATAAAAATAGTTATTGTGTAGAAATAAATGATTACGGATTTGCTACCATAACAGTGAATGCACAATTTGATAATGATATATTTTATAATAGCACTACGTCAGCATTTCTTATAACTAATAATGTTACATCTGATTATTGTTGTTTTTATCTTAATACGGCAGATAGTACAGGAGCAGGTGTACTTACTAAAAATAATGTTATAACAACTGATCCTTTATTCTGTGAAATAACAAGTCCTGAAAAGTTTGGTTTAAATATTGGGTCTTCATGTTATCGAACTGGTTCAGGTGGTGATGATGTGGGTGTTAATTTAAGATTAATAGAAATCAATGAAAGTGATATTGAAATTAATGGTATACAAATAGACGGTAATTTGCAATATAATAATGCAATATATATTGTTGATGTTGCAAATCATACCGGAGCTGAAATTTTGTGGTGTAGTATATTTGATTTTCAAGGAATATCTATTGATTTATATGATAATGATACTGCTTTAGATGCAACAGTTTCAAATACTAAAATGTATAATAATGGTGTGGGATGCTATACACCTTATGGAACAAATATATTTGAAGAAAATATTGTTTATAATAATTCTAGATATGGAATATATTGTGATTATACAGGGTATACATTTAAGCATTGTGTATTTTATAATAATTTGACTGCTTTATATATTGGATCAAACGGGGGTAGTACATCAATAAAAAATTGTATATTTTCACAAAATAGTTTTTATGATATTTATTCTGAGATAAATTTAACAATAACTTATTGTTGTTTATCAGGTAATGTAACTACAAATGTTGATATAACAGATGATAGTAATATAATAGATAATCCCTTGTTTATAAATACCACAATAGGCAGTGAGAATTTTAATATTAAAACGTATGAATTCGGTTACGGTTATAATTCACTATGTAAAGATGCTTCTGATGATACAACTTTTCCAGATATAGGGGCGTATGATGTAGCACGTTCGGTTGCTGAAGATCAATGGAAAACTCACGTATTCACTTATAATCCGAAACAAGTACCGGAGAATTTACTCGGTAAGGGTATAAAGGTATTTGAAAATATACTCGGTAGTATTGATAGATGGGGTAAGGTTTTTAAAAGAACGTTTGATTTGAATTACGACAGTATGCAGTACATGGATGAAACTGACCGTAAAAAGTTTTTCTATTTCCTTACTCTAATACAGACTAGAGAGAATGGATTGAGTGAAGAAGAAACAATACTCAGGGCACATTTTTTGCCATACCAGTATGAGGATACAGGGACTAGCGGGGTTGTATCGGCTACTGCAAAGACTATAACAGATACGACTAAGGCATGGGTAGAGGACGAACAGAAAGGGTTTAACTGCAATGTAAAGTTTGATGAAGGTGACGGAACAGGGAGTGAGATTTTCTATGCAGGGCAAGAAGTTGATATGTCTGAATGGGATAGTCAAACAGAAGCAAATGCAACCTGTACAAGAAGTACACCGGGACTTAATAGTACAGTCGGTACAATAGATTGTGAAATATTAGTAGCTGGAGCTGGTAGAAGAGCATATACAGAGAAAGCTGTTACAATAGCTGAAAATTCATTTGGAGTAAGTTTATATATTAATGTTGATAGTCTAACTATGGCAAATGCTGAGGAATTTCATTTTATATTATTTGATAATTCTGCCCCTGATTTTATTTGGGATGGACAATTAAATTATACTGCGGCTACTGAAAAATATGCTATTCTTGTATCGTTTATTGATGATGCCTCTGCTCCACATTCAACCGCAAGATATGATTTAGAAGCTGGAGATAATCATGTTGTAATTGTATCTCAAAGAGCTAGTACAGCAGTTGCGAGTGACGGCAGAGGTGATTTATATCTTAATGGTGCATTTTGTGAATCACAAACAGGAATAGATAATTATGATTATTATGGGCTTATTGATGGGATTAGAGTAGGAATGGTGAGTGGTGTTGATGCTGGTACTTCAGGGAATTTTTATTGTGATGAAGTTTATGTATTTGACGGAAATATAATGTTTCTTGATGCTACAAACAATATGGCTGTAATGGCAAGTGAGACCTGGACGGCTGATGATTGGATAGGATATTATCTTTGCACATACCTTAATTCAACCAGGTATTATTTCTTCGTTAAAGATAGTGCCCCGACGGCATTAATGTTAAGTGATGGAAATGAATATCTAACAAATGAAACTGAGGCAGGATGGGCGATAACTAAAAGTTTTTTAATCGAGAGTAATGCAGAAACAGTGTTAAATCTTAATGACGATGACGGTGAACTTGTCAGCGGTACGTATGATTATGACATAGATTTTATCAGGACAAGAGTTGACTCTACACGCATGGGATATAAGCAGCCCCGATATTATAGACAGCAAGAGAACTGGAAAACCGGAATAACACTTAAATTACAGCAGGAATAATATGGCTAATCCGAGAGTATTAATTTTTGGTGATTCAATAGATTTAGTTGCTGATGGGAAGATTGATAATCTTAAACAAATATCAGAATTGAAAACTTTTAGACGTGATAAATTAATTGATAACCAATATACATTTACAGTAAAAAATTATGACAATATGTTTAGTGAGGACAATCCGGTATCTATATTACACGGAAATGATTGGCGATATGGTACAGTAAAGGTTTATAATTCAAATGAAGAGCTGATATGGGATGGAGTGGTTGAAGATATACAGCCGGATTTTGAAAATAAAACGGTTAAGTTTGTAACTAAATCAATACTGACTGAGTACATGGACACTACTATAGAGTATGAATCAAGTACATGGGAAACGGCTGCTGAATCTGCAAAGAATATTTTAGATAACTATTCTTTTGAGAATTACAGTGAATCTATTATAACACAGGCACATGATTTACTTGACGCTAATAGCTGTTATGTAATGTGTAATATACTCAAAAGCGATGGCATGACTTTAAAAAATGCCATAGAAAAGTTAGCTGAATTTAGTGCCAGTGATGCGTATATGTCAAGGAATCAATTACAGTTTAAACATTGGCAGGAGTATTCAGGCGGTAATAAGATAATACTAGAAGAAAAGAATATATATAACTTGAAATGTGTATCTTTAATGAGTGAAATAATTAATGATTATAGTATAGATTATTACGATAGTGACGGTACTCCGGCTACAGATGCACTGAATGATAATTTGGGAAGTGTGAGCAGGGGTTTATATAAGACTAAAAGCCTTGGTACTTTTGACAGCGGAATAAATAAACAGATTGTTTTCAAAGATAATACATCGGCGGTGTATGTCGGGAACCAGTACCAAAAACGTACACATAAGTATATCACGGTAGCCAATAGAAATCCGTTACCGTTGAAACAGATTACATTTGATATAAAGATGTTAGGTCAGGATTGGGTTGATATGGAAAGCTATTTTAAATTAAACTTTTCTGATATGACATGGACTGAAAAACTATTTGAAGTGTACGGAATAACGTATAATGAAAATAAAAACATGCAGTTAATTACAGGTGTTGAGGTTGACGTATGAACATACAGGGTTATGACCAGACTGATTTTAAAAATGCTTTTAAACAGATACAACGAAAAGATTGGTTTACTAGTGAGACATTAACAGGAGCTAAAACTATACCTGCAAATGCTGAAATAAAAACATATTATTGTAACGGTAATTTCACTGTAACACTTCCTGCTGCTGTTGATTGTGCTGATAAAATACTAGAGTTTGTAAATATTTCCAATGCTGATGTAACTATAGCCCCGGTAGGAACAGATACAATGAATGGCAGTATACTTGATCCGTTAATGGAAGAAAAATATTGGTGGATAAGATTAAAAAGTGACGGTGTAAGTGATTGGAAAGTATTAGGTACAAATTTCTGGTATACAGAAATAAGGTGTTATAGGAATGGTAACCAAAATATACCGAATGCCGTATGGACTGTTATACAATATAATGCAGAGAATTGGGATAGGCTTGGGGAATGGGATACAGCAACTTATAGATTTACTCCGAAGTTTGATGATTATTATACTATGTATTGTAGTGCTCAAATGGGTGCTTTAACATTTCAAACTAATTTTTTTTTAAGAATACGGAAAAACGCAGGTGCTAATATAGCACAAAATAGCACATTTGCGGCGGGCCCAACAGGGAATAATTGCGGTTGGTATTTAAGTGATAGACAATACTTACTCACTACTGACTTTATAGATTTTGGAATATATATAAATATAGGCGGTGGAGCTGCTAAGCAGTTATTAAGCGGTAGTCAAAAAAACTGGGCATTTATAAAGCGAGGATAATATGATAAAAACATTTGATATACCGGATGCAATTATAAATACAATAGGTGAGCAGGAAATTGAAACAAAGGTTATGGATTTTATTAAAAGTGAATATGGATTACTTATAAAAAGTGAACGTCAACAGGATTTTGATAATCTTAACCTGACAATAGACAATGAAATTAAGGTAGAGACAGATAAAATAAAAATTACTAAAGGATGAAGCTATGAACGGTGAGCCAAAAACAGTACGTGAATTGTGGTTATGGATTAAAGGTGAACTTGAGGGTATAAGCTATAAGATTGAGAGTTTACAGAAGCAACCGGATAACGTTGGGAAATGGTTAGTACGCTTATCGCAGTTTGGGATATTCTTTTTACAAGCAGTATTATTATATTTAATGTTAAGGAGTAAGAAATGAATAAAAAATTAAAGAGTAGGAAATTGTGGTTCGTGGCAGCATGGAACTTGTTTGTAGTTTTTGGGTTTATTGTCACTGTGGTTCTTAAAAAGGACATTACATACATGGGTAATATTATAACCTTTGCCGGAACTATAACGGCTGCCTATGTTGGCATACAAGGATACGCAGACGCAAAGAAATGAAAGGCTTTATAGCAGGTTTATTGACTGGCTTAATAGCCTGGATAGGTTTCCAGATTTGGAAACGGAAACAACACAAAGACGATCCGGACTTGATAGAGATGTACAAGCAGGAGAATTTCAATCTGGAAAAGAAGATCAAGAAAATGGAAAAGGAAATTGCGAAAGGGAGTGAGAGGATAAATACATTACATGAAAAACTTAAAACGGTTGATAATGCGACTGATATTAGTGACGCTGATATTGACAAGTCTTTTAAATAGTGGGCAGATATACGTACCGGATGGGCAAGAGTTAGAAGCTAAAAAACGGTTACTGAAATATCCTAATCTTATGGTAATGATAACTGAAATGAGTAACCAAATTTGGATGCTTGATAGTATAGCAGAGGACAAGACAGAGCAGTGTAATAACTTGACAGATATATTTGAACAGCAGGAAAATAAGATTGTCAAGCTGAAATGGGAGAACCGTATCTGTAAAGGAACTCTGGGTGTTATCGGTGTGTATATAATATTTAAATTAATAGAGAATGCTGTTAAATGATTTTTAGCTTTTTTTGGAAAAGGAGAAGCATGAAACAAATATATAATTCACTTCTCAAAAAACAGATTGAACTCCACGAAGGATTAAGACTAAAACCTTATAAATGTCCAGCTGGTAAATTAACTATTGGTATTGGTAGAAACATTGATGATAATGGAATAACAAAAGATGAAGCATTTTATTTGCTTGATAATGATCTACAGGAATGTGAAAAAAGCTGCCGGGATCTTAACTGGTATAGTGAATTATCCGATACACGTAAATGTGTTATAATAGAATTGTGTTTTAATATTGGATTTGCAGGGTTGAAAAAGTTTAAAAAGATGATCGAAGCAATCGAAAGAAAAGACTGGACGGTAGCTGCATATGAAATGTTGGATAGTGAATGGGCTGTTCAGGTAGGAAAAAGAGCACAGACTATGGCAGAGCAATTCAGAAAAGATTTATACGAAATAAAAAAGTAATTCAATTATCTTCACACATATTCCCCCTTTCAATTTGTCTCCGGGAGTCAGCTGGTTACTGGCTCCCTTCTTTCTTGCCTCTGACAGCCCCGTGAGTGGTGTTTATAGCCACGTAGAGACGAGTTATAGCGGAAAAGGTATATATTCTGCTTTTATTGTTTAGAAGAGCCTTAGAAGCCGTTTTTGACTGTTATCACTTTTTTTATTTTATTTGCATTTTTTTTAAAAAAGGCTTGACAAAGTATAATAAATGTAGTATACTATTAATGTAAGTAATTAAGAAGGAGTTGACAATGGAAAATAGAATAATTGTTAGATATGGCAAAAAGAACCAAAATCCACAAGATATGAAATGTAAAAATTGTAGTATGGAATATAATGTTGTATATAACAATTTAGGAGAACTTCCTGAATATTGTCCTTTTTGTGGTAGTAATAATATTGTTATTTTAAAAAACAATCCAGATATTATAGTTAATTAAGAAGGAGTAAACTATGGATGAAAAATTTACAACAGTACATATTTTAAAAAGTACTAAGGAACTGCTTGACAAGATTGCTGATCGTGAACGTAGAAAAATTTATGATGTACTTGATATTATTGTAGAGCAGGCATTTAAACAAAAGGAAGGTGACAAATGAATACAGAAGAAAAAGCTATATTAGGGCTTATAATAATGATTGCATTTACTATTTGCTTTATAACCTACAATGTGTGTTCTTATAAACATAAGAAAAATAAACTTATGATTGAAAATGGTTATATTCAAAAAAATATACCAGTATCATATGAAACTATTTTCGTAAAGGAAGGTGACAAATGAAAAACTTATTTAAACTAATTAATGAAAAAAATAATAAAATTAAGAAATTAGAAAAATTAGAGGAGGAGTTTAGTTCTGCTAAAAATAATCTTCTTGATGAGATAAATGAGCTAAAAAAACTGATATATGTAGAAAACAATAATCTTGATAGTGAAATAATTAAGAAAGCGGAAACTATGATTTATGTGGATGGATATGAAAAATATTATGGAAAGGGCGAGACTTACACTACTTTCCATAAAGCAATAAATGCTATCGCAGCAGGAGGAAAGGGGAATAATTATTTAAGTTTATTCGAAGGATATTATGGATGTAAAAATTATGACAGATGGACGTGTCAAGGAGTCGATTGTGAATATGGCTATGGTCCAAGGCATGGTTCGGTTGTATTTAGTATTGGATTAAAACAAGATTATAGGGAAGGAAAAAAAGTAATTCCTGAAAATGATAGGAACATAATGATTTATTATTTATCTAATCTTGGTAAAATAAAGGAAGGTGACAAATGAGTAAATGGCATATAATAGGATGGGTGATAGGTTTAATTGTAGCAATAATTATAGGAAAGTGTTTACCTTGGGACTTACATGGTTTAATGTATGTGGCTATTGGATTTATTGTGACTACACTATTTATGAATTTATTACCTTGGTTAATAGACATTATATGGAGTGACAAATGAACGATTTACCTGTGGGTAACGATATGCGATTTGATTGTGATGCCCGGGTTGAAGTATGGGTGACTGCGGACGAAATACAAGAGCATGACGGATATAACCTTGTTAATATTTGTGACTGGACAGATAAAAAAAAGATTGAGCATTTAAGAGATATTGCAAAAGAAATATTCAGTGAAAAGATTAGTAGTATAAAGGGAGTTGACATAACAATAGGAAATCATAATATAGCACCTGACCGTATTGACTGGAATTCACTTATTGAAGATGATGAAGATGAAGATATTGACATGGATGAAATAGAGGCACGGAGATAGCATGAATATAACTAAACGGTGGTTACAAAAAAAAGAAGCATGTTATGATGGCATAGATTGGTTTGTAGAAAATTATAAATCAATTGATGGAATTAAACTTGTAAAAGATTTGATAAAATTTAAAAAACTTGGTTGGGCTAATTGGCTGATAGTACGAATTATGAAATATAAACAATATGTTGCGTATGCGATTTATGGGGTTGAGCAAGTGATTGATATTTATGAAAAAAAATATCCTGATGATAATCGTCCACGGGAAGCGATAAGAGCAGCAAAAAAATGTTTAAAGAATCCTACTAGAAAAAATAAAAATGCTGCTGCTGCTGCTGTTGTTTATGCTAGTGCTACTATTGATTATGCTAGTGTTGCTGCTGATTATGCTGCTGATTATGCTGCTGCTGCTGCTGTTGTTTATGCTAGTGCTACTATTGATTATGCTAGTGTTGCTGCTGATTATGCTGCTGCTAGTGTTACTGCTGCTGCTGTTGTTTATGCTAGTGCTGTTGTTGATTATGCTAGTGATGCTGTTGCTTATGCTGCTAGTGCTGCTGCTTATGCTGCTGCTAGTGATGCTGTTGCTTATGCTGCTGCTAATGTTGCTAAAAATAAAATGAAACTTAAAATATTAAATCATGGAATTAAATTATTGGAGGTAGCATGAATATCAAATGTCCGGTATGCAGTTATGATTATGATGTCGCTGAGGGGAAGTACAGAGAGGTACTGAAAAGCCTGCATGAAAACTTAATAACCGTTAAGCTATTCGGCTGTAAGGTATGTGAGACTGAACTGAAAAATAATATACAGTTTTTAAAAACACATAAAAAACTATTAAAGGAGACAGTATGACATACGCACCTGATAGAAAATTCACACTAAAACCGGAACCTTACTGGCATGAATTGTATTTCGGGTTTGATACCGTAGAGGAGGAGATTGATGTTGAATGCGGTGGTTCTGCTTACGGACCGGATTACAACAGTTATGATAAAGAGTATGTTGACAACGTGTATTTGATTAATCCGCATAACCATAAAGCAGTTAAACCTTCTGAACGGATAATGGATGATATTGAAGAACAAGTCATACCTGAACTTCAGAAATGGCTTGACAATTATAGGAGGTAGTTATGAGTATGACAACAGTAAAAGAAAAGTATAACGAGATACATATTGAGTATGAACACACCATAGCGACAGCACAGTTTGAAAACATGAAACCTAAACTAAGTGTTACTGTTAACGATTGGGATGATGTCGGGTATGCTCTCTCACTTATGAGGCACGTATTGCAGCTGGAAGATACACAGGTTAAATCTAATATGAATAGGGGTGACAAATGAAAATAATTAAAAAGTTATTTAAGCTGATAAAAGGAAAAGATGATTTTTATAGTCTTAAAAATAATATCAAACGAGCGAAAGAAAACTTAAAAAAACATAAAAAAATTATACGGCTTGTAAAAAAAATATATTCATATAATAAAAAGCCTGTATATGAAATTATTATTTATGATTTCGGACTTGCTATAGAACCAAAGGGAACGGATCAATTTAAAATATGTTTGAAAGAATTAAGAAAAATATTTCCTAAATTCAAACTTGGTGAGATGTATTCTGTTGATTCTCCTTGCGGATATATATTAGTTAGATATCATACAAGTATGTCTAATATTAAAATCTGGGTAAATTATGAAAATGAAAGTGATTTGCCTGCCGGTATTACTAATAATGGCAAGTGTCATTTTAAGAAAGTAACTGAGGAAAAAGAAGTATTCGTATGCGAAAAGGAAGGTGACAAATGACAATTACAAGTAAAGAACTAAGAGAGGCAGTATCCCGTATGGTTAACATATGGCAAAAGCATGTATCTAACTGGACTGTGCAAGAAAATATGCACGTGATAAATACTGAGTATGCTTTAATAAATTTTGAAATTAAGGAGTAAATTATGAGTATCATGGTAAAAAATTCAGGTGCCGAGTTTCAAAAGCCAAAAGCTGGGACAGTACAAGGCGTATGTTATGCAGTGGCAGACATTGGATTTCAGGAAACTCCATGGGGTAAAAAACATCAACTTATATTAGTGTTTGAGATTAATCAGACAATGAATGGTGGTGATTTTGATGGTAAAAGGTTTGTAGTATCAAAAAAATACAATGCTAGTCTACATCCAGATGCTAATCTAGGAAAAGACCTTAACTCTTGGATTAATAAACAGTTTGCAGAGAATGAGCAGTTTGATATTGAAAGCCTGGTTGGTAAAAATTGTTTATTAGTTCTAAAAAATAATAAAAGTAAGAACGGTAAAGAATACATTAACATTGTAGGTATAACTCCATTAATGGAAGGCATGAAGGAAATGATTCCAGAGAATAAAAAAATTCCTGAATGGGTTATAAAAATGCAGAATAACACCATTGAGGATATAGCAAAGCAGGAATTTAGCGGTAAGGAAGTATCGACAAAAGATATTGACTTTGACGATGCACCGGATGCACTTGATAAAGAAGTACCATTCTAATATATGGGCGGTGTGCATACAGAACTATCGGGACATATGCCGCAAGGTACTCCGAGCCGCCCACCTTTTAAGGAGACAGAATGAAAATAGAACATTTAAAATTACTGCGAAATTATTTTGGAGAACATAGTAAAACTTGTTATGAGCACTACCTTTTTGCTATAGTTGATGAAGAAATAAAACGCCTCTCAACTATCGTACAACAGCCGTTATCTGGTTCGCAAGGCTCACCAGACACTCAATGAAAAAGGTAGAAAAATAAAAATGCAATGCGCATAAAGTACGTTGTACGAAATAAAATTGATTTTAATTAAGGAGACAATATGGAAATATTAAAAATAGCTAAACAGATTGAAAGTAAGATAGCCTTACTCGAGACAATGCGTGGTGAGATTAGGACACGTTCTGAGCAGAAAGCTATTGCACAATCTAACTATGACAGACAGCTTGCTATAACTATGATACGCTTACGAAATGGTAAAGAACTTGAACTTGACGGAGTGAAGGTTAAAAATCCAGGCATAAGTATTATTGAAAAGATTTGCAAAGGTATTTGTTATAAGGAAAAACTTGAAGCTGATAAATCAGAGGCACTTTTTAAATCTTTGATTAGCAATATAGATAGTGTGAAAACTGAGATGAATGGATTGCAGTCAATCAATCGGTATCTTGATAATACTTAAAAAATGTGGTATACTATTAATAACTTTTTACAGGTGGGGGATGCCGGGGCACTGGCTCCCCTGTCAAATCTGTAAAGAGAATAAACCTGTAAGGAGTCATCAATGAATGATTTACAAGAATTAAAAAATCAATTATTAAATCTTACTAAAGAACAATCTACTGAATTAATTTTATCATTAAAAAATGAAATTAATGAAAAAAATCAAAATCTTGAAACATGGGATAGAATATCAAATGATAATGAATGGTTTAAAATGAGTGAGGTTGCTAAACTATTAATTAAAAAAGATAAAAAATATAAAACATTTGGGAGGAATACAATATTCAGTATCCTACGAGATAATAAAATATTAATGTCAAATAATGAACCATATCAAACTTATGTAGATAGGGGTTATTTTAAAGTAATAGTTACTGATAAATGTATAGGTGCTGTAAATGTAACCATAATAAGTGGTAAAGGAATAGATTTTATAAGGAGAATACTTGATGAACTCAATACAGATAAATAGTTATAAACAAGAAATAAATAAATATCATAGACAACTTATAGGGCATTTAAAAAATAGTGTCGAAATAGGTATAAAAATTGGTAATATATTAATAGATGTTAAAAAGGAATTACAGCATGGTGAATTTACCGAATGGATTAATAGTAATTGTGGTTTTACTGATAGAACAGCACGAAATTATATAAAATTATATGAATATAAAAGCAAAACGGAAACTGTTTCCGATTTATCAACAGCTTATAAAGTTATTCAGCAGATAGAATATGAAAAAAATCATATGGATGAAATTAAACATAGACAGGAAGCTTTCAAAAAGGCTAAGGAAAAGCAACAGGAATATAATAATGATAAAGAATGGCAAGATATTAAACAAAAAAATAAAAAGGAATATATCAGCGACAGTCTTACAGATGATATTATTAATGAAATGAAAAAACAGAATGAAGATCAAAAACAATTTACTACTAAAATTAATGAAGGCAATAAATATCAAAATACATTTTTTCAAATTATTGATAATTACCTGGGTGAATTAAAATCTGATAATGAACGTTTAGAGGCTTTACAAAATATGATTAAATATTGTAAGCGAATAGCTGTTAAATATCAACAGAATTCAATTAAGGATTGTTGAATGAAAGACCTTGACACCATGGAGCGGTTTGAGTTAAAGGAATATATCAAGGAACTTGAAGCCGAACTGCAATCAGCTATTGATGTTATAGCATGGTATGAGAAATTTTATTGCAGTAAATATAATCTTGATGTAGGTCAAAAAGCACGTGACTGGCTCAAGAAGCACAGAGGGGAGAATGATAATACATAAATATATTATATGTAAATTGAGATCAATTATATCACTTTTAACAGGTACAATATGGAATGGACATTGTTGGGATACTAGAAAAGGCAGTCCTACAGTTGGAACTTGTATTGATTGCGGTAAAGATATTACAAAAAATATTAAAAGCCAATAGCACGTCAAGTGTTGTTGATATATGGGCGGATGGCGGATATAGACGCTGACATATTATTTTATATAAGAAATAATATGATGGGTGTATACAGAAACATTTTGCGGGACTATATAAGCCGTTCTTTTAGCGGAGAATGCAAGCCGGAATGTAGAAAATACCTACATAGTATATAATGCAGGGGTGAAAGTCCTCTGCTCCGCCCACCTTATTAAAGGAGTGATGTTGATAACAATATTAATAGCTTTTGGGCTTATGCTTACCGGCGTTGTTATAGGACAAAGTTTTACAAGTTGGGGTATTAAAACCGCCATCAGAAAACAAGGCTACTATGACTTTGATGAATATGTCAGGCTAGTCGGTAAGC